TTCATAAAATATTTAATTGCATACGATAAAAAACTACTAGACATGATCGACAAAATCACATAAAGATTTAATTATCATTAGGTATATTATGCGTAATGATTTTCCTTCTTTGTAAATGACAAGCCATTATGGTTGGTAGACCTTTGTATAGCAAACGGTGTCGTGCTTATGCACGTTCAACTGGACTCCCCTGTCGAGCTAAAGCATTAGAAAATGGAAGATGTCGAAATCATGGTGGTTTGTCTACTGGGCCAAAGACAGCTGAAGGTAAACTTAAATCAATATTGAATCTTAAAAATGTTAAAAGAGAAACTATCGAGCATTATCGAGAGATTGCAGAAAGGGGAACCCCTATCGAAGATCTGTAAAGATAAGGACATGCCATCAGTCACAAGTGTTTACTCGTGGATGAAGGACGATGAAGATACTAAAAAACAAGTCATGGATGCAAGGCAGCTTGGAGCATGGAGTTATCTTGATGAGATGCTTGAGTTGTTACAAACTGATGTTGAGCCACAGAAGGTGCAATGGAACAGAGAACGATTACATCATGCCAGGTGGATGAGTAGTAAGTTATTATCAGGTACATTTGGTGATAAGATCCAAGCTGATGTTAAGGCAGATACCAAGATGACTATTGCTTGGAGTGCTGAACCAGTTCCAGAAGTTAAGTGACGATCAGTGACTTTGATCCAAACAATCTAGGTAGTTATGATGAAGCTCCTAAGTTGTTACACTTTCAATGGAATGATAAGGATAGCAATGTTTATCGTTATGTGTTGGTTGATGTGTTCAAGCCTAATCAGATAGATCATAGGACTAAGGTATCAAAGAGACAGTTAGCTTGGGAAGAACAAGAGAGTACAATGAATGAGGATGAAGTGTTACAGAAGTATGGAGTGACTCCCATATATTAGATGTAGGTTTAGTTGCACGCACACGGGTCATGGAGTTCGTAGATTAGATTGCTTCTAATGTGCAAGTGATATGAGGTATGAGCTGCAACAATCCATACCATCCGACTGACTTTTTTAAAATTACTGTTGGGTTTCCTAGCACAATGACAGGACTCATGGCTTTGTATCGGCAGAAACTCTAGGCTTTTGCCTGTATAGGCCGGATGTTTTTTTGACCGGACATGCCCCCCACACCCCGAAAAGCGGTCTGCGGTTAGTAATATATATATTATAGGAAATTAATGGATCCACCCATGGATGAAGATCTTAAAGATTTAATTGCAATGGTGTTTTATGACGATGGCACAAAGAGTGTGTTTATAAACATCACAGGCTTTAGAAATGCACTGCACGGCAGAGATGTGTCTGATTATATATGCAATCAATTAAACATAGACTTAATGGATCTATACGGTGAACAACCAACAGTACACTAATGCAAATAACTATTCCGTACAGCCCACGAAAGCTGCAACAAGAAATACATACACAACTGAGCAAACATAGGTGGGCGGTACTTTCAATCCATCGTAGGGCTGGCAAGAGTGTGATGTGTATCAACGAGCTTATTAAAAGAGCTTTAACCAATGATATGTGGAACCCTAGGTACGCATATATAGCTCCAACTTATAAGCAAGCAAAGAGCATTATATTTGATTATTTAAAACTTTATGCTGGTGTAATACCTGGAACTAAATTTAACGAACAAGAATTAAGCTGCACATTTCCAAACGGTTCTAAGATTGTATTGCTTGGTTCTGAAAACCCAGACAGTCTAAGGGGAAACTATTATGATGGTATCATCTGTGATGAGTATGCACAGATCAATCCACGGTTGTTTCCTGAAGTTATCAGACCAGCTCTATCAGATAGAAAAGGTTTTTGTTACTTCGTTGGCACACCCCAAGGAATGTCTAATGATTTTTATTCTAAGTACCAACACGGACTAAAAGATAAAACGTGGTACACAAAAATAGCAAAAGCATCTGAAACAGGCATTGTTGATGAAGATGAATTAGACGCAGCTCTTGAGCTGATGGGTAAGAATAAATACAGACAAGAGTTTGAATGTGATTGGGTAGCAGCATTAGAAGGTGCTATCTATGGTGACGTTATTGAAAAGATAGAAGATCGAAAACAAGTTGGCCGTGTACCTTATGATCCGACCTACCAGGTCAGCACAGCCTGGGATATAGGCATATCAGATAAAACAGTTATTATATTTTTTCAACAAGTAGGCAAAGCCATACACGTTATTGACTATTATGAAAGCAGCAATGAAGGACTGCCCCACTATATTAATTTAATTAAAAGCAAAGATTACGTTTACAACAACCATTACGGCCCACATGATTTAGAACAACGTGAGTTTACAAATGGCAAATCAAGACGTGAGATTGCATACGAGCTAGGCTTACGATTTAAAATTGTACCAAAACTTAGCATAGAAGATGGAATACACTATACGCAACTGTTGCTTAACCGTTGTTGGATAGATGTCGATAACTGTAAGAAACTGATAGATGCCTTGAGGAACTATCACCGCAAGTTCAATGACACCTTGCAAACCTTTAATTCTAAACCCGTACATGATTGGTCAAGTCATGCAGCAGATAGTATGAGAGTTTTAGCTGTAGGTTTAGAAGAATTACGAGATGACAATCAGATTAAACAACAAACAGCTGACAACAGCTACAACCCATTAGGAATACAATGAGTATATTTAAAGCACCAAAAATGCCACCTCCACCAAAACCTAGAGTTATGCTGACACCATCGGGATCGATGGCAAAAGAAGATCCAAAGGTACAGGAAAAAAGGAGACGTGGAAAAAAAGCAACCATACTGACATCAAACAGTGGATTGCAAAACAAAGACGAAGATTCATACAAACCATCACTACTAGGATAAGGACAAAACTATGGCTACTAAACCAGGGCTTTACGCCAACATTCATGCAAAACGCAGAAGAATCAAAGGGGGTTCAGGTGAGAAAATGAGAAAAGTAGGATCACCAGGAGCACCAACTGCTAAAAACTTTGCACAATCTGAAAAGACAGCAAAGAAACCAAAGAAAACATTAATGGGTTAATTTTATGACACAACCAGTACCTAAGACAAAATTAAAAGGCAATCAAAAAAAAATTGATGCAAATAAAAATAACAAAATAGATGCACAAGATTTTGCATTATTAAGAAAAAAACCAAGACCAACTTTATTATCATAAGGAAAAAACCATGCCATACGGATCAGGAACATACGGATCTACTAAAGGTAGACCACCAGTAAAAAAGAAAAAGAAAAAAAAGAATAAATAAAAATGGCTAAAGAGCTAACTAAAAGACAAGTACAGACTCTTAAAAAGCACTCTGTCCATCATACAAAAAAACACATGTCATTGATGGAAAAGAAAATGCTTGAAGGCAAAACATTTACAGCTGCACATAAAATTGCACAAAAAAAAGTAGGAGCATAATATGGCTCTTAAAGAACACCAGAGTCCTACTGGTGGATTAAATGATGCTGGTCGAAAACATTTTGGAGTTAAGGCTCCAATCAAACAAGGACAAAGCCCTAGACGTGTTTCATTTGCAGCACGGTTTGCTGGAATGAAAGGGGCTATGAAAAAGCCAGATGGTAGTCCAACAAGAAAAGCATTGGCATTAAAAAAATGGGGTTTCGGTAGTGAAGCTGCTGCACGAAACTTTGCAAACAACAATAAACAAGCATAATTAAGGAGAATACTATGAGTGGAATAATCGGAGGTCGTAAACCAGCACCAGTCAAAATGACACCAACAGTGCAAACGACTAAAACTCAAGACATGGCACAAGATGTTCAGGCTGCTAAGAAAAAGAAAAAGCCAGGACAATCTTCATTGATTGAAACAACATCAATGGGCCTTGGTGGTGACGCACCAACATACAAACCGACTCTTTTAAGCTAAATGAAAAACAAAAACGCAGAAATGCTAGTGAACCGTTTTGCTACACTTAAAACAAATCGGTCAACATGGGAAAGTCATTGGCAAGAAATAGCTGATTACATGTTACCTCGTAAAGCTGACATCACAACACAAC